TTATTTGCAGATGCAGACATTGATTTTCTTATCTGCTGCCGCTTTTACTGCCGCCTCTGCCTCTTCCTGGGAATTGCATTCCTGGGCCACCTGAATGTAGCCCGGAAGATCCGGAGCTGCTCCCATCTTGTATCCCTTCAGGCCTGCTGCCTCCATCCCGCTCAGGAGCTTCTTTGCCTGATCCGTTGCTGCCGCCGGGAATGTTCCGGCCAGTACCTTTGCCTTTTTCTTTGTTTCTGCCATATTCTTTGCCTCTGCCATTGTCTTATCCTCTCTTTCTCAGATACTCTTTGCTTGAAAAACCGGTTTTTCCATCATAGGAAATGTATAACCATTTCACTCCACTCACCATGGTGTAATATCCATAGTTCTGCACCTCTGCTCCCTGAGGGATCTCCATGATAATATTATCATTCTTGATCTCCCCAGGCTTTGCTCTCATGTTCAGCGGTGCTGTGGTGGTGTACTTACCGGCCAGGCTCTTATCCATGCTCTTTGCCGCCACCGGCTTCAGGTTCTTGTTTCCCGCTGCACCGTTGGCCACAAATGTGTAATACTTTCCGCTTGCATTCGATGTGTACGCATAGCCGCAGGAAGCTCCCGGCCATACGATTTTCAGCCATCCATTTGAGAGCTGTTCCAGTACCTCCACGGAGGTTCCCTGGTTTACTCCTCCAATAGAGGCTGCATTTTTATTGGATCCGGATCTCACATTCATGTTCATCTTTGCGGTTGCTGTTCCAATACCTTTGCCTCTGTATGTGGTGTTATTCACATCACCTGAAGCTCCTGAATTGCCCCCGGATCCCGCCGGAGCCTTCGCTCCACTGGATAAGCTCATCACCGTATGTGAGCCCTCATTGACATACACGCCGCCTCTCTGTGCATAGGCATCAGAGTTCAGGTGTGCAGCGTCTCTGTGCGCTTTGAATTTCCCGGTGTTTTCCAGGATCTTCACCATATTTCCGGTGTAGCCACTGGCCGCAATGGATAAGCCTGCAAAAATATAGCAGGATAAGATCAGGGAGCTGCAATCAAAATCACCTTTTGCCCCTTTCACCTTCCTGCCATTGTTGATGATTGCCTGGTATCCAGTCCACCGGTTTGGCTGTGAATAACCAAAATCATCATCCGCAGCAATCTCCTCCATGTAGGTTGCCGCTCTGTCTGCCATATTCAGATCCAGAGGCTCCAAGTACGCTGTGAAGCTCTTAGGATACCAGGATCTTGTGCAGATCTCTTTTCCGGTCTGATCTCCCTGCTTTTTCCCGGTGATCTTTCCGTTTTCATCAATGCTCGCATGGCCAATTTTCACTGCCATCTTCATCATCTCCTCTCATTTTTCTTTTCTGCTCTGTATGGCATCACAAATCAGGATGCCGATCACGATAAAAGGCAGTGCGGGCCAGAAGATTGCAAAGAGCATACACCCAAGGAAGAAGGTGCAGGCGGCAGCAATGCCAAGCCCTGCACCTTCCGGGTATCCGATCTCTTCACTTTCTTTCTCCCACTGCTTCCACCCTTTGAAGCAGAAGATCATTGTTGCAATGTATATGAGTATTCCACCCAACACATAAACTATCAGTATAGTTTTCCACATTCTATCCCTCTTTTCTGTTGAAAAGTGTCTGAATGAGGTTCATCACAGCGGTTCCAATCTGGCTGTAGAGGTTATCGTATCCGAATATTGCCCCATACGTTACCAGGACACCAACAATAAATGCCAGTACCCAGTAATACCATAAGATCTGCACCGCAAGAATACTGCACATGATGGCCATGGTCAAATATGTGAGTGCTTCAGCAATCACAAACACAACCACCTGGGCCGGATACTTTTCTCTGTTGATCAGTTTTTTCACCACCTGGGCAAAAACATTGGTGAGTGCGATCAACACTAAAACCGCAGCCACCGCCACCGTTAAAACCCACATTACACTCTCATAATTCATCTTTCCTTTTCCTCCTTATCCTTTAGCCTCTCCTGATGCCTCCTCTGAGGCCTCAGGTGCCCCTTCCTGCCCTTTTACTGCCATATCATAGACAATTCCACCCTGGGAGTTTTCCCTGGCTGATTTTGCCGCATACGCACAATAGGAGATTGTTTCTCCCACTGTTGCTCCTATCAGGCTATACAGAGCAGACAGATCCGCAAAATGCCACATAGCAAACATGGCATAGATCTGAACCGCTGTGCATGAAATGAATATGTATAAAAGGGCTGTTTTGGCCGTTGTGAGCCGTTTCTTGCGTGGCATATACTTTTCCCTGGCTTCCCTCAGTTCAAGCCGCCTCTGTGCCCTCTTGCCACGCTCCCTGATGGCTCTGAGCCGTCTCTTGTGTCTCTGCTCCTCTTTGTCCATCATTTCCTCCTTATGGATCTTCATGCAGGGCCAGGATCTCTCTGTCCAACATCTTTGCCTCTTCCTCTGCTTTTTCCAGTTCCTCAAAGGCATTCCTGAGATCGCCATTGTGTTCTCCGGTTTCTATTGCCTTCACAACCCAAAACAGAAGCCTGCCATTGGCGTGTTGGATCTTATCATTCACAATCCTTCTCCGCTGCCGGATCTCCTGATCCTTCTTTTCCTGCTCCTCTCTACCCGCAAGCCGCTTTTCTATGTAGTGCCTAATGAACAGAAATGCGATCCCGCACAGTCCACTGCCGCCTATTAAGGCAGAGAGGATCATCTTTACTATTTCATTCAGCTTTTTCACCCCCTGCAATAGCATTTGCCAACTTGTCAAGCTGCCCTCCAAGCAGCCAATCTGTTATTTTCTGCATGATCTTATACATCCGGATCCCTCCTAACCTTCAAATTCTTGCAATTATGGCAAGGTTCCTGGCTGTGAGGGATGTGATAATTCACGCATTCCCCGCAGTCACCAAAAGCCCTGCACTTTGTGTTGCACTTCTCAAAAGTACGCTTGCAGTGTTTCAGTGCCACATGAAGGCACACAAAATTATCACTCTTCATCATTCAGATTCTCCAACATTGCCTCAAGCTCATTCTTTCTTTCAGCCATTTTCTCTGATTCTGCAATTTCCTTTGCATACTCTTCCTTTGTGGCTCTGCCCATGGCAATCTTCGTGCCAATGTAATCATTGGCCTTCATAAGCTGATCAAGGGCTCTGATCTCTGCCTCGATCTGCTCTCTTGTCATATTCTCATTCATGCTGCTATCCTCCTTTCCTCTGAGTATTCAGGTATTTGTGGTACATATACCCATTCTTTTATGAATAGCCGGTTGAAAAGAATATCCATCCGCCGGATGGTTTTATATGCGTCTTTCTGCCCGGCGTATCCTCTCCATGATTGATATGCCTCCCTAACCTGGGCATAGGTCATTGATCCCTCTCCCGTCAGTTTGGCAAATTTCTTCAGCTTTGCTCTTTCCCTGGTGATGGATTCCCGGCATAGCTTTTTCACCACTTTTCCGGTATCCGTCAGAATAAATCTGGTTTTCAGGAACGTGAAGCCCCTGCTTAGCTTCACAATTTTGGTTTTCTTCTCATTGAGCTGTATGCCTAATTCCGCATACTTCTCTCTGAGTACATCCCATACCATTTTCAGGTATTCCTTATCCGGGTGAATGAGGAGTGAATCATCCATATATCTCTCATACGGTCTGATCCGCAGTACCTCCTTCACATAATGATCTACTGGATCCGGATACGCCACGGCACATCCCTGGCAGATTTCACTCCCCAGGCCCAGGCCTCTGGCATACTCATCTCCATAGAGCATTGCTGCCTCTTTTTGTTTCTGCACCTCCATCATCTTCTCATCAGCAAAAGCATCAATGAAGCTCTCTGTGAGTTTGATGATCTTTTCATCCGTGAATTTCTTCCGGATCATTTCTTTGAGTGGCTCATGTGGTATGCTTGCAAAATAGTTCTTCAGATCTATTTGCAGCACATAGCCCTCAGTACCGTATTCCTCATAGTATTCCTGAAGAAACTGAGTTACCCGGTTGATTGCGTGGCTTATGCCCATTCCTTGCCTTGATGCCCCATTGTCATATATGAGGCTGTTGCTTAGAACCGGCATTAAAGCATTCTTTGAGAGGCTCTTTTGCGGCACCCTTTCTGCAAAATGAACACTCTGGATATGTCGGAGCTTCCCTCTTTCCATAATGTCAAAAGGTATGAAGCCCTTCCGCACATCCTCTCCATTGATTAGTGCGTTGTGAGTTCTGCACAGATTTTTCCCAAGCTCAGAACCATATCTCTGCACACTGGCCTTCCAGGTCACGCCTTTTCTTGCTTCCCTATATGCCTGATACAAAGAGTTGTAATCTGCCACCCTGGCAAAATCATCATATTCTGAGAGCTTCTCTCTTCGGTGTTTCTCC